GCTTGTAGCGATAATGCATTAACTCAGATTTAGAAGGCATTATAAAGGTAGTTTTGCTCTTGATGTAGGTTTCATAAAGTTAAGACGGGTTGCGTCCCACTTAAGTCTTTCTTTCAAAGGTTTTGAAATAAGTCTTGTTATTGATTCTACCTCAAGTCCATTAATTTCGCAATAGTAGCAAATAGCATCAATATAATTGAATTCTTCCTCTGCTACGATCTTTTCAATCTCCATAGCAAATTTCTGAGGAGTCAAAAATTTACTCTCAATTGCTTTTTCTAGTTCTTTATTTGGTTCCATAGAGGTCAAGTTTATCCCCAACAAATTTTCTAATATACTTGGTGAGGAGTTTGATGTACTTTCTTTTGTCATACTCTTCATAGACGACGCATTCTCCATTTTCACATGCCATGATAATTACAAGTTTCTTAACAGTTATTCCTGTTAATTCATAGAGCATACAACCGTATGCCATTGCTTGGACGAAATAATGTTCGATCCATTCTTTGGGTTTAGGTTTTTTAGACGTTTTAAAATCTATTATAGATAACTCTCCATCGTATTCTGCAATACAATCGACTGTCCCTGCAATACCTAATTCTCTACTATATAGGGCACCTTCCAGACAGTAAATATTATCTATTTTGTTTAATTTTCCCTTTGATATTTTAAAGAGAAAATCTGATATAGGTGGAACTTTAGGTAGTTCCTCATCATTTCTCAGATAATGTTCTGTAAGAGTGTGCATATCAGTTCCACGGGTTGTAGCCGCTTTTGTGATACGATCTGCCTCTTCATCTCCTACCTTCTTTCTCCAGTTAACAAAGATATCTTTATTAAAATGACTAGTAACTGAAGTAATAGAAACAAGTTTAATTAACTCATCTTCCTCTGGAACTGAATAATAACGAACCCCATCTATAGTCTCCCTACTTAGTTTAGGAAGATCCAAATCAATATGCTTAAACATTACATACCTAACTCAAGTTTTGCAACAAGATACTCTTTTACTAGTCCAGAACGTATTATATCATCTAAACCAAATTCAATAATATCTACTGATGGCATTGATGTTAAAATTTTCATAAAATCAACAATACCATTTCTATCATTGGTTTTAGTGAGATCTGATTGAGTGGCATCGCCACAAAACATAATCTTACTATTATCCCCAACTCTTGTCATTATACTATCTAATTCGTGAAAATTCAAGTTTTGAAATTCATCAACTATAACAATTGAATTATCAAGAGTTGTTCCTCTGATAAAAGAGGTTGACCAGAACTTTATAGTTCCTTGTGCTTTTAGATTACCATAGAGCATTTCAAAGTCTGCATCAGATGGCATCTGGAACATATATTTTACCATATGTTTGTATGGGATTTGATATATGTCTGCTTTATCTTCATGATCGCCAGGTAAGAATCCAATCTCTCTTGTAGAAACTAGAGATCTTACAAGATATATTGTTTCGTAAGGAGTATCATCACTTAATACATCTTTGAGTGCGTTATAAAGAGTAATAAATGTTTTTCCTGTTCCTGCAACACCATATGCAATCAAATGCTTTCCTTGTGCATAAGAATCAAACAATTGTGTCTGATGCTCAGTTAAAGGATTTACCTCTGTAAGATAATGTGTATTTAAAGGTTTTTTTCTCTTCATTTGCTTGGTAGTTAGTCCTACACCGATTGGTTGCTCTGTTTTCTTTTTTCGTGCCATTTATAATGTTTTCACCTTAGAACCTGGTGCTTTTTGTGCTTTTCGTAAGAACATCGTTCCAACCAGGTTTTGTCTTTCTTAATTTATCTCTCCACTCCCCAACTTCTCCTACACCAGGCACAGTTGAAGGGTCAGAGTAGTCTCTCTTCCCAATCGGGATTATCATCACACCACTTTGACCAATCATGAACACTCATGATAACTTCTTTTTGTTCACCAGTTTTTGAATTAACAACGGGATATGTAGCCATAATTATTATGTATTATAAAGTTATTTAGTTAGAAGTATGAGGGAGTTCAGTTGCTTCGGGATCAATATATCTCGCACGAGTCAATCCAGACTCATTTTGCCTAATCCATATCCCCAGACAGTTTCTTCAGTGATTGTAGCACCCTTTTCAAGATTTTGTCTAGTTTTCATATCATTAAGTATCTTTATCAATTTATCTTCTTTCTAATATTACCTCATCTTCATAATAATTTATTATATCCATACACCATTTTTCTACAGTTCTTTCAAATGACATGTCTTCTCTAAATGAAACATAACCTTTTGTAGTAGTAGGTCGTTCTAACGCAATTAACATTTGTGATCTTACTACAAACTTATTATCTTCAGTTTTTTCATGAAGAGCATAAACAAGTTCTACGCTAGAAACCATTCTAGGAAGATAGGCATGATCTTCAAGTTTACACTTTATTAAATACCATTTAAATTCCATTTTAACTCCACTCTAGAGATTCTGATACTGTAGGGAACTGTTCAATAAAAACCTTCCGACATGCATTAGCAATATCCATATGTTCTTTTTGTGTTCCGTGTGCTGAACGTAAATTTATATAGTGTATCCATGAACGACAAGAACCTGTCATATAGATTCTCGTAGGTGTACATAAAGGTAGCACCATTCTAGCACATTCTTTTGCAACTCCACTATCTAGCATTTGATTATATAATGAAAAAGCAGAACTGAATAAAGTATTCATTTGCTTTTCTAATTTTTCAACAACTGCGGGGTCTAAATCATCTATTGAATTTTGACGATTTTTATTATCTTGTCTTCTTAATTCTGGTAATTCTATAGTTTCTAAAAGTTTAGCATCAGCATATCTTTGAGAAAACTCTTGAAATGTAAAACTACGATGTCTTAATATCTGTGCTGCGATTGCACGAGTAGTTTCTATTTCAAGTGTCATTGTAGATTGTTCAAAAACAGACCAATGTTGATGTTTAATACAATATTTCAATAATCCTGCAAATTTTTCATTATCCTGATTTGAAGGATTAGACACTCTGGCAATATATGCCATAGTTTTCTCTGCATCAGGTGTAATACTTACTAATTTTACGTTCATTTACCAAATCCCTTTGAATTGTTTTTTTCTGCTAAGAGAACTTCTTCTTTAAGAACTTTTAGTTGATCCTTTATCTCTTTAAGTTTTTCATCACTATATAAATGATCTTGTTTTAGTAATCTTTCAAGTAACTTTATTAATCTTTTTGCTCTAGTCTGGGTAGCCATCGTCATCCTCTAATATTTCATCGTAATCTCCAAAGAGAAATCCATCTACATTAGCTGCTTCTTTATATGCTTCAACATCAGAGTAAACCTCTGCTTTAAGTGCATCAACTGCTAATTCTAATGTACGAACAATGTCCTTTAACTTTCCACGATCCATAGATAAAATTTCATTTCACTCAGTATAGCATAAAAAAAGAAGGGGATCAACCCCTTCGTTTTATTTTCCATATAGAAACTGAACTTCAACATTTATGATTGTAAGAAATACGGCAGATGCTACCAAAATTTCTAAAACTTCAATCATTTAACACTTGTAAGTTCTTTTTCTACTCTTACACCACGGTAAGTTAGATCGACCTTGTTAGTCTGCTGTGTTCTGTTTCTATCGGTATCATACTTGATACCTCTGTATGTGACTTGTGCCATCGGTTTTTCTCCTAAAGTAGTTGGGATTTTTGCCCCGTTCCTTCAGTCGGCATTTGCGTCTCCCGTAGGAGATGAACGAACCCGTTCCGTGTCGGCTTACTTGCGTCTTATGGTTCAAAATCGCATTCTTCTTCTACTTTAGTTTTAAAGTAGTTTAATAAATCTAACTTTGATTGTTCATCAAGATATTGGTCTTGTCGAACTTCTGAAGCTAGATCTTTCCACCCATTACACTTAATAGTCCAATGAACTGGTTCGTGGTTAGCGAGTAGAAATGATAGAAAAATGTCCATAAGATGAACGTATGTTAGAATACTAACACATGTACAGTATATAGTCAAGTAATAGTGTAACTTCTGTTACATTTTTATAAAATCTTTAGAGTTCAAAATTTTGGCGGGAATTTTTTTCGACTATTTTGGTAAATAAAAGTCAATTTTGGTTTTGCCCTTCATTTTTGAAATACTTTTTAATAACTTCAACTTGATCTTCATACTTAGCAATCATATTAAGTTCCTCTTCGATTGCCTCTACGATATTAGAGTGCTCTCCAATTCCTACAGGATTAGATAAGTATACTTCAACATTTGCTACGTGCTTTTGGATATCTCCTTGTGCATGTGCTAGAAGTGCTTTGATTAGTTGATTCCTCATGTAAATTTTGATACTACTGTATTTAGGTTTACTTCTTCTTTTTTGATTGAGGACTTTTGTATCCCCATACTTTAGGACTAATAGTTCCTTTACCCCAATTTATTTCCTTTAATTCTTTCTTGAACTTATCATAGTACATATCAAATAATGCAGTGCGACTACCTCTTGTTAGGTCAAGACAAACTTTATCATCAACATGATACTTTACTATAAAGGCATCATTAGGGTATTCTGTTTTTGACACCTCTTCCATAGTGCCATTGTCCACTAAAATTTCACAACCATAAACATCTTTCGATGTTTGCTTTTCATTAGAAGACCAGTTTTGTTTTGGTTCTAATTTTTCTTTTTCTTACTTTCTGGTTTTTTTAATTCTGTTTTAGTTTCTTTTTCTGCCATAATAAAAAATTTCAATTAAGAACGATTTCCCCATTTAATATCTGGGTATGCTTCAGCAACAATCTCTTTAGTTAATTTGTACTTAGTTTGTAACTTCTTATCTTTTGTTAGAACTACAATCTCTGCCTCTAGTGGATGCAATCCTTGAAGGATGTTAATAAACATAGTCTCTTTACGAAGAGAACTGAGGGCATCATTACCACCTTTAACAAAGTTATAAAATCTTTTAAACTCTGCTCTTATAGATGATCTTCCTTGATCTTGAGATCCTAACGACTTAGTTCCCAACTCACCCATCTTATCAACAGCATCGCGAATCTTTTCACTTAGAGTTCCACTGAAAGAATCCTGCTCATCTACAGCAGCATATGGAACATCGCCTGGTGGAAGTGTAGAAATTACAGTTTCATCAAAATTCCAAATGAAGATAGTCTTTAGAGCATTGTCTCCAAATTTTCTTAATGCCTCAATCTTTCTTGCTTTTGTTTTCTGTGCTACAACAACATCAAGAATCTCAAATATAAATGGATTTACAGGGAGATCTGGGATAGGAGCTGCTTTTCTAGTCGTCTTCTTCGGTTTCGTTGTTGTCATAATTTTCAAAGTTAAATGCAATTACCTCATCGGGAACTAAATTCCCATTCATATCAAACATCTCAGGATGTGGTTTTGGTATCTCTTGATAGTTTAGCATATAATCTCTTAGTAGCCAACCTGCTATAGATCCTAATGAAAAAAGTACAAATGATATTGGTAATACTGATATAAGTATTATATCGATAGTGCTTAAATTCATTTACGCACCTCCTTTAAGGTATTTGGTTTATTTAGTTTATGTTTCTTTACGGATAAAGAAAATTCAAAATAGACGTTTACTTCTCTCTTGAAGAAAGAACCAACCCTTTTAAAAATAATAT